CTCCTTGATGATTTCCCATTCCTCATCATAGGCGCGTAGCTGCCGTTGTTTGCGGACGCCCTCGGGCTTTGTTGTACCCTTTGGGCGTCCCGCTCCCTCACGAGTGCCGCCGCGCCCACCCTCAGTCATGCTTCTTTACGTTCTTGTAGAACGCTGTGACCGCAAGGATGAGGGCAACGATCGAGATAACGAGTGTGACTTCTTGCATTTTGTCGATGTGGACGATATAATTAAGTATATTCCCATGTAGGGGAGGAGGGGTTGCCGCCCCTCCTAGGCTGGATTCTCTCAGCCCTTTACTTAGCCTTGTAGAGCATGATGATCGCTGCTGCTAGATTGATCACCGCTGTTACAAGGCTTATTATTTTTTCCTCGTCCACATCATCACCTCCTTTCTATTGTTTCATTATATCACTCCTTAGATTATTCGTAAATACGTTTTATCAAACTTTCTTGGTTTCTTGGTATGTTCGCTTGATTTTCTACAAACAAAAAGACAGCATTGCGCTGTCTTGTGTAGTATAATGCTTGTAGCGTTGCCGTACGGTAGGCGGTCAATCTTAGCCCCTGAAAGGGGGCGGTGCCCGTGACGATCAACGATTTACTCGCGTTGCTCCTAGTGACGCTGTTTATTCTCGTCGCTATCAAGGCATAAGAAACCCCGCCTGACCCTGACAAGCTGGCGGGGAATCTCGTTCAAAGCAGTTGGGGCTGACCGTGTATCACGGCAACGCCTTTTCTACGCTTATTATACATCTCACCTCCAAAAATAGCAAGCCGCTGCATACCGTCTCAGCGGCTTTTTCTCTTTGCCTCTGCCACCGCCCGCTTATCCGCCTTGTTCTTGACCGAGATCGCAGCGAACACAAAAGCACGCTCATTCTCGGGCAGAGAAAACAGCACATGCGGCAGGATGTGAAACTTCAGGAGCGCGTAGTATGCGATGCTCGCATAGAACTCGTTCCCGTTGATCAGTTTTTTGCGACTTTGATTTTCTCATCCATGCCCGTGTCAAAATCATTTGCCTGCATGACCGCCTAAAAGAGATCCTGATACTCGCCCGGCGTCAGCATGAGCCGCACGAGTTCATCCGCACCGACCGCACCGTAGGAACTTTGCAGCTCCGCGCTGTTGAGGTTCGGATAGACCACACAGGCGCAGATGAGCTCATTCACATACTGATCCTGATCGAAGCGAATCTGCGTCTCACGTGTGCCGGGGATGATAGCTTTCTTGCGGTTACGGTCAGCGATCGCCTTGTTCTCGTCATTCGAGATCGGCGTGATCTTCCAGAGGACGGGCTGCCCGTCTGCCCCCTTGAAACGCTTCGATGCCGCATACTCCACCGACGCGGGCTTAATCGCATTCTCGGCAAGAAACGCCAACAAATTATCTTTTTCCATGTCATATCTCCTTTACTGCATCCCATTGAGCATCTTGAACTGCGTCGGCTGCTCCACGTCCTCAAAGGTGAAATCAATATCCTGCTCGAGCCATTCGCCATCTGCGTCATAGCTTGCGATGACGGCACTGTCGATGTTGCAGTCCTTGAGGATTGTCACCTGTTTGCCCGCATCCGACGTGGGGTCATGGTTCGTGATCTGGATATCGAAATAGGTATCTTTGCCCGTCGCCTTAAATTCGAGCAGCATCTTGTCAAAGAGCGGCGTGTTCTTGTAGATCGTCATGTTACCCGTGCCGTTGAGGCTCGTCGCTTTATGCCCCTTCGCCATACGGCCGAGAATCGCAACCTCGGATTTCTCCTTTTCAAGCTTTGCCTCAAGGCTCTTCGCCTGAAAGAGAAGATACCGATCTCCATTGATCGTTACATATGCGGATGCCATCTTCGCCGAAATGACATCTTTTGCGTGCATCGTACGAATTGCATTGATCGTCTCTGCCATAGTTCTTCACTCCTTTCCTTACGCGACCTCAATCGCCATATAGAGACGCTCCATACAACACGTCGGCTGCACAGAGTAGTTCATGAGCACATCCGTCTTCTTCTCGCCCTGCGTTGGAATTGGTACGTCCTTCGGGTCGAAATTCTGAATAGCACGCACACGCTGATACTCCTTGTGGAGCGCGACAATATCGCCCCAGAGCGCGATGCGCCCGTCCTCATCATTCTGCTCCTTGCCGAGGTAGGTCTTGTTAAAGAGCCGTGCCACGTCGATGGCGATCTGATCCAGAACGCGGATGACCTGATTCAGCCCGAAGTCCTCGTTTTTCTTCTTCGAAAAGCTTGTGAGCGTGTTGATGTCACTAAGAATGTTCGTCCTGCCGACCACATCGCCAGAGACCGCATCTGCGACGTTGTGGAACATCAGCATGCCCGAGACCATCGCACGCTCAAGTTCGGTCTGGCTGTACTTCGTGTTGATGTGGTACTCGCCGTCATAGGACTTGTTCGTGCACGATGCGTTGACCGCGCAGCTTGCCTCTGCACCAACGAGCCAGTAGACCGCCGCACCCGGCTGTGCTCCCTCGTCGCGTACGGCGTTTTTGAGCGAGATCACGCCCTCATAGTCAACGTTCTCGCGTCCATGGATGATAAGCTGGAACTTTGCCCCCGTCGCCTCGCGCATTCGCTTCGTGAACTGGATGAGAAGCTGCTGAATCGTCACATCCGAGCCCGCGTACCCCATGATGTTGAAATAGTACGGCTCAATGGCGTCGAGGTAATTCTGATATTGAAGCCCCGTGACCGCAGAGCCATTCGTGCCGCCCGTCAGCTTTTCGCCCGCCTTTGCCTCAAGATTCCCCGTGCGAATCCATGTCACATAGTCGTTGTCCGCGACATCCGCCCATGCCTTTACGTTCTTCTGCTCGTCCACCTTCGCGGGTGTGCCGTCAACAGTCATATAGGTCGTCACATCAAACGCATCCGTGTGATCGACATTCGCCGTCACAGAGACCGTGATGTCGTTGCCGCGCTTGCCAGGGTACTTTGCCCGTGCGATTGCACACGCCGCCGCAGTCGCCCCGTTGTCGAGCCGATAGAAATAGCCCGTCTTGAGGTTGAGAAACAGGTCGCGCAGAGATTTGAGCTCCGGCGCGGTATACGCATAGCCGAAGATCGGCAGACTGCGCTCCTGGAAATCCTCTGCCGTCACAGCGAATACGCTGCCAACGGGCCCCCAGTCCATCTCCAACGGCATGGTCGCATAGCCGCGATCCGCGATATCCGTGGATGCACGCACGCGCGAAACAAAGTTGATGTACGTCCCCGGCAGTTTCTTGTTCTGAAACAGCCAAGTGCCGCCGCCCAGTGCCATAAAATCACACCTCCCCAACGGTCGCCTCGACGACCGGCTTGCCATTGAACTTCTCGATGATCGCATCCGCCTCGGCGAAGGTATATTCCTTGCCCTCCTCGAGGAGAATCATCAGTGCATCGCAGCACGAGCGGTATTTTGCCGATGCGGCAAGTGCCTCACGCGTATACCGCGCTTCGGGTGCTACGGGCTTTTCTTCTGCCATTATCATCATCCTTTCGTTGATTGTCGCTGTGTCAGTGTCATCATATACGGTACTTTCTCGCGCTCACGCAGGACAAAGGCGTCATAATCGACCATAAAATGCAGGACGCCGTCATGCACCTCGTACTCTGTCCGCGATGCGCGGATGAGGTCGTCGCCCATACGGATGTATTCCAGCCCCATGAGGAGCGCAGCGGCGACCACCTGCACATCTGCCGACGCGCCCGCGCCCTGCTGCGGAAAGTAGTGCACATCGAAGCTGTGCCGACGAAAATAGCGGTTGTCGAGTTTCGCTGTCTGCGTCGTACGCAACGGCAAAATAAAAAAGCACGGTGCGTCAAAGCCCTGTGCAATTTCATCTCTATGTACCTCTACATCTGGAAACACCTCCCCGAGGCGGAGAGCGATCCCCTCAACGATGTCATTTCCCATTGAACTTCTCCTCGAAATACCGCTGAATCTTACGCTGCAGGATTGCGGGGGCTGCATCCTCCACCTCGCGCGCTGAGAGCGTCATACAGAACTGCCCTTCAACCCACGATTTTTTTAGCTGTTTGCCAATGGCAGGAACGTACCGCCCGGGTGTCTGCCGATGCCCGTATTCGACATAAGAAGCATACTCGGTGTTATTCACGAGCTCGATCTGATAGGTGCTGCCGACCTTCTGCACATGGATCGCATCTTTCAGCCACACTGACCACCCGCGCCGTAGCGTGCCACCACCGGCAATACGTTTGAACTTCAGCGCCTCTTTTCCCTTTGCGCCCTTGCGCTTCTTCTTGCCCTTTGTCGGAGGAATCGACTCATAGACCCCCTCCCCGACAGGTGTACGCTTGATGACCTTGCGCAGAAAGCGTGCCGCAAGCTCCTTGAGGCAGTCCTCGTAAAACTTCTGCCGCTCCTTCGGTGCCGCGATCTGCTGCAACTGCGCCTGGAACTTTTTCAGCTCGCGTGTGTCAACTTTCGCCATCAGGGATGCTCCTCTGCGCGTACGAGCGGAATCTCCTGGTGCGAGTCGTAGACCGCAGGAATACCCGAACAGGCGAACCGCATCGTGCGCCCTCTCTGAGTGACGGTCACGCGGCTGCCGGGCTTGATCTCGATGTCAGGCGCGGTAAAGAGCGTGATCGTCTGCTCGATGCTGTCTGCCGTGTCCGAACGCCCCGCAGGTGCGACGGTCTTGTAGCTGACGCGGCAAGGGATACCCTGCATAACCTCCATCCACACAAGTGAAGTAATGTTCTTTGCGTTCTTCTCCTTGCGGGCTTCTTCAACCGTCGCCCGACCGTCATAGAGACGTTCGACCGCGCGTCTTACCAGCGGAATTTTCGGTAACACGCAAAATCACGCTCCTTCGTGAGCACGCGCACGAGCGCATCATACCTCTGCTCCGTGCTTGTCCCGCCGAGTTCGACGGTCGTGTCCCCCTCTCGGATGGACTTCACGACCTCCGTGCCCTCCGTGCCGAGAATCACGCCCTTTTGCAGAGC